TTCTCCTGAGTTTGTGCCATTAGACTCTTGTGAGTTACCAATGGTAAAGTACTGAACCTGGAAGGTGATTCCAAATTCTTCAATTGCATTCTCATTATCATAACTCAGGTCGATTGCATCAATATTGGTTGGGAAGATGTCAAAGAACTTGTAAGTTCTCAGAACTGATGACTCACCACCAGAATTTCTTTGTGCAAATGGAACTGCACCTCTTCCAAGTTGCTGGACATAAGCATCAGTCATGTATGAAGTTGGGTTGGTGACACCAGTTGCATCATCCAACTTGCTCAGGACATTCATCCATCTTTCAAATGCTGTTCTCAGTTTGAAGTCCTCATCATTGATGATTGTAACTGTCCAGGTATCAAAGCTTCTGTCACCAGCAACTTTGAGTGTTCTACCTCTGAATGGAACTGTTACTTCTGAGATTGTAGAAGCAGGAAGCTGTGCTGCCTTGCAAAGGAACTTGAAGGTTCCATTCTCACCATCATCTCCACCATTCCATGCCTCAGCAATTGCTGAAGGGAAAGAAGGAATTGAAACTTCAAATAGATTGGGGCGGGCACCACCACCCGCCAACTTTGATTTAAATTGTGATAGAGTTTTGGTCTCTGCCATTTTTAGGTCCTCCTAGTGTTATGTATTAATGATCAAACAGTTCCAACAACTTCTTCAAATGCAACACCAGTTCTGGTTGCAACGAAGGTCAGAGTGATGTAGTTGATTGACTTGGTAGGCTTCAAGTAAATATCAGCTCTGAACTCATTATTATCAATCACATCAGGAGTATTGTTTGTTTCATCACAGACAATCAAGAAGTCATAGATGCCTCTCTTTGCCTGGATGTCTCTGAGGTAAGGTTCAACAATGTTAACAAAGTTTGACCTTGTATTTGAATCATTAAGTTCAAAGAGTTGTGCATTTGCTGCACCCTCAAGTGCCTGCTCAACTGTGAGGAACAGTCTTCTAACATTGATTCTGTCAAATGCAGACTGATAAGAAAGTCCAGTCTTGTCACCAAACAGAACAATTCCAGTTCCTCTTTGAGTGATGATGGAGTTGATTCTGGATGAATACAGAAGGTCTCTTTGTGCCTTGGTTGGGTTGTATGCAAGTTTGATTGCATTGTTCAGAACACCTCTTTGCTGTCCAGCAGGTGAGAACCATGGGAAAGCAACAATGTCAGTTCTGACCATCAGACCAGCAATGTCACCATTGGTTGGGATGTATCTGAACTCATTATTAAATCTATCATAGGTGTACTTGTAACCAGCATCAAACACTGCATAAGATGAACTTGTCAGTGGTGCAAAGAATCCCAGAACATTATTGGTCTGAGTTGTTGTGTTGGTTACATCAACAATGTTTGCTCTGTGTGGGGAGATTGTAGCAATACAATCCTTTCTGTTATTAGCAATAGAAATTAAGAGATTTGCTTTTGCTTGTGACTCTGACTCAACACTAAGTCCAGGACCCATGAGCAGGAAGTCAACTGCTTCTTCATCCTTGTTGGAGAAGAGGTTGTAGGAGGTTTGGAGGTTGCCAAGAGTTGCAGTGTATCCACCAGTTGAACTGTAGTTTTCACCACCACCCAGTGTGTATGTTACAGCACCAAGTGAACTGAATGTTACGTCCTGAGCATTTACACCCCAGATACCTTGTGCTGTTGTTCTTGCAGACCAAGCACCAGTTGTTGAGAAACCTGCTGCCTTTGGAGTGGTCAACCAGAAATCATCAGTTCCTTGTGATGGGTTGTAACCAGCATAGACATACTCAGAATTGTCAGCAATGTAATTCTTGTAGTATGACTTCTCAGGTGCATTACCATCTTGGGTTGCATCCAGTGCCTTAGAAAGACCAAGGTGCTTCTCAAGAATGTTACCCTGAATTCCTGTTACAGAACCATCATCATCAACAACTACAACGTGAATAGTGTCATTTCTGCCACTTCTTGAAGAAGCATAATTGCTGTCAAGTGGTTTTGGAGCAAGGCTCTTCCAGTAAACTGTTGAGTTGGTCAGACCAAGTGTTTGTTGATCATACCAGTCAGCAACTGTTGATGCAGTATAAGAGGAACTCACTACTGTGCCACTGTTGTTTCTGAATACCAGAGTATCAGATGCTTCAAATGATCTTCCAGCATCATTCTGACCATAGTCAATTGAGTAAACAGTTCCTGCTGTTGATACCCTTGAAAGGATCTTAACATTGAAGGTACTGTTTGAATTGGTTGCATCAGTAGTAACACCGGTGATGATGCCCTTCAGATAACCATTGAACTCTGAGGTTGTACCAGCACCAGGAATAACCAGACCTGACAGTGCAGTGGTAACACCATATCCAATGGTAACACCAATACCTGCTGGGTTTGTGGTTGCAATCCCAATTGTCTGGTCAGCAGCATTATCAATGATTGCTACTTTCAGATTTCTTGACCATCTTCCTGGTGTCTTTGCTGCCCAGTTGAAGTCAGTTGCAGTTTCATAGTTGGTCTTATAATTATCATAATTCTTGATCTTCAGAGTGGTGGTTGATGCAATACCAACACCAGCGTTTGAATTCTTCAGATCATCATCGTCAGTTCTTACTACCTTGAGTACACCACCATATGAAAGGTATTCTCCACCAGTCATCCAGTACTCATACTGGCGATCAGTTGAAAGTGGTTGACCAAAAGTATTGAGATACTGCTGTTGAGTATTGATCTGTACAACTTCATCTACAGGACCAATCTCAAAAGGACCAGCGATAGCACCAATGTTATCTACAACATTTGCAGCTCTCCCTACTGTTAAATCAACCTCCCTGATGAGTACACCAGGAGATAATTGAGGAGTCGCCATGTTTTTCTCCTTAAATAGTCTCAGTTTATCTGAAAATATTTAGGATTTTGGGTGTTTTCAGTGGGGAAATATGTGGTGAACTACCAATCTGGATAGGACCAATCTATAAATGGTGCAATCTTCTTTCTTGACTCTACTATTCTATTGATAGTGCATTCCTTACACTCATAAGAATAAGAAGAAGCAACTGGTCCTCTGTCCTTTCTTGTTCTATAAAACCCATCTATGAGGTTCTTTACTTCTCCACATACTCTACACTTTCTGTCATTGAGAAGTAAGTGACCAAGTTTTATCTGACCATCTAAATCCATTACATATACTCCCACATGTAGGATCTATCTCCATATTCATCAACATGCCATCTGTCTCCATCAGCATCAACAAAACTCCCTTCATCTAAACCATCAGAGATGAATCCAAATGGTGCCATGTCTTGTTCAATTTGGTTCTTCTGCTCTTCGTAGATTCTCTTTCTGACATCCTGATCAGTGAGTTCCTTAAAGTAATCTTGAGCAACCAACCAGGCATAGATGACAAGACACATTGCAAGGTCGTCATTACACCCCTCTTCTGCTTCAAAGGAGTTGTGTTTGGAGACAAAGGTGGTCAATTCTGAGATTGTATCATAGTCACAGATGAGGAGTTTGTTCTCCTCAATCATTGTCTTTAGGTTGAGTGAACCAACCTTTTTCACAGTTTTAGACATTTTGACACCAAGTTGTGTCTTCTTACCAGAGAATCCTTGACCTACAATCTGACCTGCTCTACCTCTCATAGAACACATCAAGAGATTCTGATATTCCAAGTCATACTGTAGAATTGCTGCTACTTGGTCTCCAACATCATTGACTTCACAGAGAATAAATGCTTCATTGTAGTTTTTCGCTACCTCATAGATGACACTGGGAAATAGCATGGGTTTGATTTCATTATCCCTATACTTTGCCACCATCTTGTGGGGGAAGTTGCTAATATCCACTACTGTAAAGGCAGAATAATCACCACCAACACCTCTTGCCACGTCAACTGTCAGTAGATAATCATGACCTGCTCTAACTTTTTCATACACATCAAGACCAGCATTTTGTGTAACTGGATTCTCATAAACAAGTGATCTGAGTTTTGATGGTGCAATCAGAGTGTCAACAGATCCAAGGAATTCACACTCAAACTCAACCTTGAACTGTGCTTCTGATGTGTTCTTAATAGTTTGTTCTTTCCAGACCTCATCTCTTCCTGGAACTTCAGACCAGTGAACATCTGTTGGAACATATTCATTATTTCCTCTTTCAGCATCATGCCACATCCTATAGAAGTGGTTCATGCCATGAGGCGTTGATACTATGATGACTTTTGTGCTTTTGCCAGAAGTAATAGTAGGATAAACAGATGCAAAGAAGGAGTCAGCGATGTGATTAGGGACGAACGCGAACTCATCGAGGAAGAGGATATTGAACGACATGCCTCTGACAGCACTCGCAGATGTAGAAGCTGCCAATATCTTACCGCCATTTTCTAACTCCAGACTACCTTTGTTCCATGACAGGATACCCTGCTGCATCCACTTTGGCAG